ATATGGCAGATGATCGCGGCCGGACGGTGTACGAGCTGTATGCCGCCGGGCAGCTTGCAATCGGCGATGGTGTGAAGCGATGAATGCGCTTTTGAATTACCCCGGTGCAAAGTGGGGCATGGCACAGGAAATCGTGCAGATTATGCCGCCGCACAGATCCTACCTAGAACCGTTCGCCGGTTCTTTGGCCGTTCTGTTCCACAAACCGCGGTCAGCAATTGAGACCGTGAACGACATCGACGGGGATATCGTGAATTTCTTCCGCGTTCTGCGCGCAGAGCCCGAGCGGCTTGCCCGGGAGATCGATTTAACGCCATATGCGCGCGCAGTCTTTGATGATGCGCACGAGAATCGCGGAGAAACAGACTTCGACCGCGCGGTGCGGTTCTGCATCCGTAGCAGGATGGGGCACGGCTTCAAGACGTATCAAAAGACCGGATTCAAAATCGACGTTTATGCGCGTGAGCGCAGTTACTGCCTGAACTGCTGGAACGATATGCCCGAGAACATACGGGCCGCGGCCGAGCGGCTGAAAGAAGTACAGATAGAGAATCGCCCGGCGCTGGAGCTGATTCGGCGTTTCCGGCACGAGAACGTGCTAATCTATGCAGATCCGCCGTATTTGCTTGAAACGCGCAGCGGAAAGCAGTATCGGCACGAAATGACAGACGCGGATCATGAGGCATTGCTGGCAGCGCTGAAAGCACATCCGGGGCCGGTCATCCTATCCGGGTATCATTCGCCTATGTATGACAGTGAGCTGCACGGCTGGAACATCATCGAGCGGAAGGCCTATAACCAGAATGGCAATAGGCGCACGGAAGTGCTCTGGTGCAATTACGAAATACCGACATTGATCGGATAAGGAGGACAACCATGAATCACGAAACCCAAAGAGCGAGCATCCTGCAGATGGCGCAGGGTGCATTCCAGGAGCGCGTGGACTATGAGATGCAGCGCTGTGTTGACAACATCCTTGACGTCAACACCAAAGCAACCGCAAAGCGCAAGATCACGCTGACGATCGAGCTGACACCGGACGATGACCGCCGGCAGATCCGCGTGAATGTTGTTGCCAAAGCCACGCTCGCGGCGACCAATCCGGTCGCAACGTCGCTTTGCGTTACCACTGATGGCAATGGGGAAATGGTCGTTGCCGAAATGGTGCCGCAGCTCCCCGGCCAGATGCGCATGGACGGGCATGAACAGGAAGCACCGAAAATTCTGAATCTGCTGCAGGCCAGCCAGCAGGCAGCCGAATAACGAAGGAGGATATGACAATGTTCGCAGAAATGATCGACAAAATCGTGAGCCTGAAAGAAACCAAAATCTTTGAAATTGATGGGCAGACCTATTCCGACGCCAATCTTACGCGGATCCCGCCGCATGTGGATCGTCCCGATTCCGTCAGCGTCAGCGGTCTGGATGCTGTCTGCAAGCTGGTGCACACCGAAATCGCAAAGGTTGGGACGACCATCATGGTACATGTCCGGGATTATAACAAGGTCGAAGTAATGACGACGTATCTGCCGGACTTCTCCCGCAATGTCCTGTATCGTGCGCAGGCGGACGCGCCGGGCATGCGCACTGGCTGGCGTGACCGAGAAACTGCGCTGATCGAGCTGCGCAGTCTGTTCATCCCGAACGGAGGCACGGAGTATCTGCTGGATCTGCTCAGCCGTATGTCCGATGAGAACACAGTGTCTACCAACGATAATGGCGTCACGCAGACCGTGACGGCGCGGCAGGGCGTTGCGCTCAACGCAGTCGTTAATGTGCGGCCGCGGATCAAACTGCAGCCGTTCCGCACGTTCCTTGAGGTCGCGCAGCCGGAAAGCGAATTCCTCCTGCGCGTGGACAGCGAGAAAGGCATCGCCTTTTTCGAGGCGGATGGCGGCATCTGGCGTCTGGAAGCGAAACGCAACATCGCTGAGTATTTCGAGCGCGGCCTGAAAGACCTGATTGAACAGGGCAAGGTCGTCATCATGCAGTGATTCGATAGCACACTGGGCGGGGGAACTCGCCCGGTGCTCTGAAAGGAGGGCAACCATGAAGATCTATATATCAGGGAAAATCGCCGGCGATCCGGACTATAAGGGGAAATTTGCCCGAGCGGCTGCACAGCTTGAGCGGCTGGGCGCGACGGTCATCAATCCGGCCACAGCGCCGGAGGGGCTGGACAAGCTGGACTATATGCGCATCTGCTTCGCTGAGATGGAGGCGGTGGACTACGTCGTGTTCCTTCCGGACTGGTCGTCTTCGGATGGCGCGAAGCTGGAACGCGCGTGGTGCGACTATGTCGGCGTGCCGACGGCAGACTGGGACGCTTTTCGGGTAGACATGCTTTTGAGGAAGTCGCAAGGTTGCACATTCCGCGAGTTGCTGGTGCTGGAGCATCCGGATGCGGTCGGAGAGGAATTCGTCGGCGGATGTTATGGATGTCCGCGGAACTACGGTTACGAGCCAGAGAACAAAGCATGCCCGCATGAATACGTGCGTCAGCAAGGGGCGAAAGAGGTACTGTGCGCGGACTGTTGGGATCGCATCGTCCCGGGAAGTGAGGCACTGCCAAATGAGTAAGGCCGTACTTATCAGCATCCGCCCCAAATGGTGCGAGCTGATCGCCAATGGCACAAAGACCGTTGAGGTGCGCAAGAGTCGCCCAAAGATAGCGACGCCGTTTAAGTGCTATATTTACTGCACCAAAGATCGGCACCTGACATTTTGCCGAGGCAAGCGGTATTGTTATGCGGATGACCATACGCATAACGCTTTTGACATCACTTGCAATGGGACAATCATCGGCGAGTTTGTGTGCGACAGCATTGATACCTACGATGATGATACGATTTTTTCGTTTCGCCACGAGGATTACGCGAGGTGGAACGACTTCGATCTTGACCGTGCGTGTATCCACCCAGAAGATTTCCAGAATTATTCCGACGGGGAATGGGTGTATGGTTGGCATATCTCCGACCTTAAAATTTATGATATGCCAAAAGAATTGAGCGAGTTCACCGGGTTGCGCGATACCAAATTTGGCGCCGCACCGTATGAAATCAAGCGCCCGCCGCAGAGCTGGTGCTATGTGGAGGTGACTTAATTGGACTGGAAGCGGGAGGCGGCTGATGAGCTGCGCAACTACCAGAACAGGAAACTTGCGATTGCGAACCTCAGCGACCAGATTGCAGACCTGGCGACGGAGATCACGAGCATCCGCAGTGCCTCGGCGGACGGCAGTCCGGTCGCCGGCGGCTCAAACGGCCGGGACGATGCGCTCGTCAACAACATCCTGAAGCGTGAGCGGCTGGAAGAGGCGCAGCGCTTGACAGAGAACCGTGTACGCCGCGTGGATCGTGCCTTGAATCAGCTCTCCGAGCGGGACCGCTGTGTGCTGCAGCGTTTTTATATTGCACCGTGCATCGGCGGCGTCGAACGGCTGTGCCGGGAATTGGCCATCGAGAAAACGACTGCTTACCGCTGGAAGGACTGCGCACTGCGGAATTTCACGATAACGATGTACGGCCTCACAGAGATGTGAGCACAACGTGGGAAAAAATCGGGAACATTTTCGCAGAAAACTGTGTTAAAGTGATATCGCGGGATTGTGAGAGAGACCAATCCCACACCTTCCATTGTGAAATACCTCTCTTCCTTTCTCCTTGTGCGGTGTACGGTTTTTTTCTTATCTCTGTCAACTCCGGTTTTCTCATGTCTCTCAACAAAGCAAAGCACCGGCCCGGTTTCGGGTCCGGTGCTTTGTGCATTCTGGTGCCTGGTGCCGTTATGAATCTGAAACAACTTACCTACAAACTGCAGGCGGCGCTGAACCAGCGCGGCGAGCATTACAAAGTCAATCAGCTACAGCACTACTCCGAGCGGCTTGGCCGGATGGTAACAAAATACGTGCTGGAAAAGGCAGAAACCGATGAAACCGGGAAGCATATCAGCACGCGCGTACTGGAGACTTACAGCATGGCGGATGTCGTAAAAACGCTGGCGAAAATCTATAGCGGGTGATCCCATGAATCTCACGCCAAAGCAGCGCGCTTTTGCGGATTTTTACATCGAATTGGGCAACGCGACCGAGGCGGCGCGCAGAGCAGGGTACTCGGCGAAAACCGCCAAATCCATCGGAGCGGAAAACCTGACAAAACCTGACATCAAAATCTATATAGCGCGGCGGCAGGAAAAAATCGAATCCGAGCGCACGGCATCCCTGAAAGAGATCCAGGAGCTGCGCACGGCGATCATGCGCGGGCAGGAAAAAGACCAGTTCGGCATCGAAACCTCCATCGCTGACCGTCTACGCGCAGCCGGCGACCTTGAGAAGTCGCTGCGCATCAAGGAAGAGCAAGAAACAAAGGCGGCGGCGCGTGCATCTGCGCACTATGAGCTGCCTGCGCGCGTCATCGGCCGGGCGTTTGTCGACATTAACCGGCGCATTCAGCCGAACATGACGTACGTCTTCGAGGGCGGCCGCGGCGGCCTGAAATCGTCATATATATCCCTGAAAATCGTCGAGCTGCTGAAAAACAACCCGACGATGCACGCCTGTATCATCCGCAAGATGGGCAACACTCTGAAAGACAGCGTGTATGCCCAGATGAAATGGGCGATCAACGAACTGGGGCTGTACGATGAATTCAACTGCAAGCTGTCGCCGCTGGAAATCGTGCTGAAAGAAACCGGCCAGACGATCTATTTTCGCGGCTGTGACGACCCGTTGAAGCTGAAATCCATCAAGCCGCCGTTCGGCTATATCGGCATCCTGTGGAAGGAAGAAAAAGACCAGCTTTGCGGGCCGGAAGAAGAACGTTCTATCAACCAATCCGTGCTGCGCGGCGGCGCGGATTCCTATGATTTTTCGTCATACAACCCGCCGAAATCCAAGTCCAGTTGGGTCAACAAGGAGCGGCTTGTCCCGAATCCGGGGCGCGTTTTCCATCATTCCAGCTACACGGAAGCGCCGCCGGAATGGCTGGGCGCGAAGTTTATCTCCGATGCGGAGCACCTGAAGGAAGTCAACCCGGCAGCATACGAACACGAATACGAGGGCGTGGCCAACGGCGACGGCGGCAGCGTCTTTGACTATCTGGAACAGCGGGAGATCACAGACGAAGAGATTTCACATTTCGACCGCATCTTCCAGGGCGAGGACTGGGGCTGGTATCCCGATCCGTACTGCTTCATCCGTTGCTACTACGACAGCGACCGCGAGGCGGTGTATATCTTCGCAGAACACTACGTCAACAAGGAATCAAACGAACAGACGGCGCGTTGGATCATCGAACACGGCTATGACGATTACACCATCACGGCGGATTCGGCCGAACCGAAAAGCGTCAACGATCACCGCGAAATGGGCCTGCCGGTCACCGGAGCCGTCAAAGGCCCAGGGTCGATCGAACACGGCATGAAGTGGCTGCAGCGTCGGCGCATCATCATCGACCCGGTGCGCTGCCCGAATGCAGCGAAAGAATTTTCAGAGTATGAATACGAGCGGGATCGGGACGGCAACGTCGTCACCGGATACCCGGACGTGAATAACCATAGCATCGACGCCACGCGGTACGCACTGGAACCGCTGACGATGCGCAGGGGGGCAAGTGCATGACTGTAAATATTTTGGGGACGGAATATGAAATCATTGAAGCCACGGCGGCCGAAGATGCAATGCTTGAAAAATGCGATGGTTACTGTGACAAAACGGTAAAGACCATTGTTATTTCAAAAAAGGCCAAAGACTGCGACCTGAAAGACTTTAGCGTCTATCAGAAAAAAGTTATGCGTCATGAGATCATTCATGCATTTCTGTTTGAAAGCGGGCTGTCCGAAAACTTTACGCATCCGGAATACGGCCATGACGAAACATACGTGGACTGGATTGCTTCGCAATTTCCGAAAATGTGCGAAGTGTTCAAGGAGGTTGGCTGCCTGTGAAAATCAATATCCCGCTGGACAGCGTGAAAAAGCAGATCCGCGAAGAATTCCGCATTGCGCCGCTGGTAACGCCGGAAATGCGCGAAGCGGAAGACCTGTGGATGCAGATCTGGATGGGCACCCCACCGTGGGCAAACGATCAGGATCGCACCATCAATTTTGCAAAGGCCGTGACCGGCGAAGCTGCGCGCCTTGCGACGATGGGTGTCAGCGTCGAACTGTCCGGCTCGGCCCGCGCGGATTGGCTGCAGGAACGTCTGAACGAAGAACTGATTCCGTTCCTGCGTGACATGTTGGACGTTGGCTGCGCCGCTGGTATGTTCCTGCTGAAACCCACGCCGGACAGCATCGGTCTGTACACGCCGCCGGAATTTACGATCACGGCTGTGGATAACCGCAAGCGCGTGACCGGCGTGGTGCTGTACGACACGAAGGCAACGCCGGATTATTACTATGTCAAGGCCGAATATCACCGCTACGACGGGATGCATTATGTGGTTTCCAACCGCGTGTTCCGGCTGGCAAAGGGCAAAACATCGGCATCACGTGTGAATCTGGATGAAGTGCCGGATTGGGTGGGCATCCTGCCGGACGCTGTGCTGGATGATACCGCGCCGCTGTTTGCCGTGTGCACCATGCCGGACGCCAACAACATCGACGGCGGCGCGTGCGGCATGTCCATTTACGCCAACGCCCTGCCGGAACTGCGTGGGCTGGATGTTGCATGGTCTGCCATGGTGGACGAAATTCAGGATTCCCGGTCGATCGCCCTTGTGGATGACCGTCTGCTGCGCGAACCCGGGCGGAAGAATGTTTCCGTGCGGCTGCCGCGCTATGTGCAAAACGTTGCCGGTTCAGCGGCGGAAAGTTTCTATCAGGAAATCGATCGCAAGCTGAAAACCGGCGAACGCCAGACCGGCATCAATATGCTGCTGCAAAGCCTGTCGACAAAATGCGGCTTTTCGGAAGGCTATTTTAGCTATAACGAAAAGCAGGGCCTTGCCACCGCAACGCAGGTGGAAGCTGATGACCGCCGCACCATCCAGCGCATCAAGGACATCCGCGACCGCATCCAGGCCGCCGTGGACGACCTGATTCAGGCGCTGAATGACTATGCCGATATCTACGATCTGGCGCCCTATGGCACGTATACCGTGGCGTACAATTTTGGGGATATCACGTATAGCTACGAAGAAGACCGGCAGAACACAAAAAGCCTTTGTCAGCTTGGCGTTTTGCCGTGGTGGATGTATCTGGTGCGCTTTGAAGGATTCAGCGAAGACGATGCGAAAGCGGCCTATGCCGAAGCCAACACGGCGAAACCGGGACTGTTCCCTGATACCGAATGATCACCCCGGAACAGTTTCAGGAAATCGGCGAAACCCTGCTGCCGCTGCTGGATGACCTGACGGAATGGATTGCGCGCGACATGATCGAGCGCTTCATGATCCGCTTCGGCCGCGGCGAAGAAAAGCTGCTGACCGGCACGGATGAATGGCAGGCGTGGGTGCTGAAACAGGCCGGCGGGAATCTGGACGAAATCCAGAAGGCGTTGGCCAAAAGCACCGGCAAATCGCAGCAGGAAATCGCAAAGATCTTCAAGGATAGCGGCATTCAGGCAGCAAAGGCGGACGCAGAAGCCGCCGCCGTGACGTTTTCCGGCCTGTCGCCCGGCATGATGGCGATCATCACGGACGCCTATGAACGCACGGTCGGCGAAATTACCAACATCACACGCACGACGGCCGGCGCGACCAATCAGGCGTTTATCGACATCTGTGACGCTGCGTATTGGAAAGTACGCACCGGCGCGCAGTCCTATACCGCCGCCATGCTGGAAGGCGTGAAGGAATTGGGGCAGGTGCAGCCGACCGTTCGGTATCCGTCCGGCCACAAGGACACGCTGGAAGTGGCGGTGCTGCGCTGCATCCGCACGGGCGTGGCACAGTCATCCGGTAACATGACGATCCAGCAGTGCAAAGACATGGGCTGGAATCATGTGCTGGTGTCGCAGCATCTGGGCGCGCGTGTGTCCGATACCGATCCGATCGCCGATCATGCCGGCTGGCAGGGCAAGGTGTACTGCATCGCTGGCAAGGACACGCAGTTCGATAACCTGCTGGACGCGACCGGCTACCCGGAAAATCCGCTTGGCCTGTGCGGCTATAACTGCCGCCATTCCTTCACGCCGTTCCTGCCGGGCGTCAGCCAGAATCACAACAAACCGATCGATACCGAAGCCAACCGGCGCACCTATGAACTGTCGCAGACGCAGCGCGCGCTGGAACGCCGCATCCGGGCGCAGAAGCGCAAGTGTACGGCGCTGCATACGGCCGTGAAAAGCTGCGAAAATCCGGCGGGCAAGGCAAAATTGCAGGAGAAATATGCGCAGTCCGCCAAGCGCCTGCAGGAGCAGAACGCGGCCTACACGAAGTTCTGCGCCGATAACGATCTAAAACCGTACCACGAGCGGCTCGCTGTTGCGGGCTGGAATCGCTCGGCGGCGTCAACCGCGTCTGCGGCGGCGCGGGTACAACAGAAGATCACCGGTGTGCAGCTCCCGTCTGGGCTGCCTACAAAAGCGGTTGAAAATTCCGAAAATAGTAGTACAATAAAATCGATTGACATTGATGACTTCAAAATGATGGCGGATACCCAAAATATCCTTCCGGAAGTATCGGACACTATAGGCGAAACAATAAAAGAATTTGAATCGAACGGAGATATGTACATTTCTTCCGCACGGTTTGGCGATTTTTATGATGATACAACCGGAAGCTCTGCTCTGTTTCAGGTGTTTACTAATCAGTACGGATTAGCCGAAATCAATATTAACAGCCGGATTCTTGGCGGATTGACTATTAAAGAGGCTGACGCAATGATTGCAAATACCAAAAGCAATTTGCCGCAAAGCCTTAAAGAAGCAGTTATACATGAGTGTGGTCATGCAAAGCTTATACACGGGTTGAGTGTTGAAGAAGTCGAAAAGCTCTATGCAGCTTTAGGGAATGTTCACATAGAAGGTATCAGCGCAACAGCCTTTAGTGATGGTGCCGAGTGCATTGCGGAAGTGGAAGTCCTGCTAAGCAGAAATGCAGAAGTCCCGAAAGAAGCAAAAGCGCTATATGATAAATATATTAGGGGGGGAAGAAAATGATTTGTACAGATTACCCTTGTGATAAGTGCATCCACCAACGAGAAAATATTGACGGGTGGAAATGCGCCTGTGACGCCTTCCCCGATGGAATACCTGTTGACCATATGTTCAGATCAAACCCGAGCAAGCAGAAGGAATGTAACAACGGGATAGGTTATGAAGAAAAACTTACGCATAAATAACGGCTGAAAAGAAAATTATTTTATATAATAATCACGCGCGAAAACCATCTTACCAATCGGCAAGGTGGTTTTCTTATACCCAAAATCAAATCAGGATACGCAGGGGCGGACGGGGAACCGGCTGCCCCTTAGCTATATCACGACCCCGCCGGTGGTTCATCCGGCTCAATCCACACAGCCGACGGGCTGTTAAAAATCACGTTCAGGAGGATTACGCATGAAGAACATCGAGACCATTCTTTCCGACTTCGGTATCACGATTCCGGAAGGAAAGGCGGCGGATCTGCGCAAGGCCGTCGCCGAAAACTACAAGACCGTGGCGGAATTCACCAAGCTGCAGGAACGCCACGACGCGCTGGACACATCGCTGAAAGACGTGCAGGGCAAGCTTGCCGCCTTTGACGGCGTGGATGTCGCGGCACTGAAAAGTCAGATCACGACCCTGACCAATGACCTGCAGACCGAGCGGGACAACCGCAAGAAGGACGCCGCCGCCGTGAAGCTGCGCAGTACGGTGGACACGTTCCTGTCGGGAAAGCATTTCGTCAACGACATCACGCGCGAAAGCATCACGGACAAGTTGGTAACGGCTCTGGGGTCCGACGATGCGCGCGGCAAGTCGATCGACGACCTGTTTACCGGCCTTGTCACCGATCAGAACGGCAAGGAGATCCCCGGCATCCTTGTGGCCGATCCCGCCAGCAAGGCGCGCTTTTCGTCAGATCACAGCGGCATGGTGCCGCCGGCGGGGGGCGCAAAAGAATACGTGGCCCAGAAATACAAAAACAATCCGTTTTTCAGGGGCTAAGATTACGAAAGGAAATGATGATCTATGTCTATCCAGTACGGTTCCCTTTACGTGGATGAGCAGTACAAGGCAACTGTTCTTCCCAATCTTTTTTATAAGACCTGGCTTGTGCCCGGTGTGACCTATCAGGACGTGATGGTCGACGGTGCCGGTGGCTGCTATTGGCACAAGCTGACCTCCACCGCCGCGTCTGTCGGCACGCCCGGCCGTGACTTCACGGACACCGCTGCCGCTGACACGCTGGTTCAGGCCGTTTTCAACAACAACCTGCAGGCGTCGAAGAAGATCTACGGCGTGCAGGCGGCTGCTGTGGCGTTCCCGATTGCCGAGGAGCATCTGGCCCTTGCCACCCGCGAAGTCGCGGAGGCAAAGAATCAGTGCGCGCTGGCCTGCCTGATCTCCGAGGGCACGGCATCCACCAACACCACGAAGACCACCGCGGCCAACTTCAAGGCACAGGTGCTGGCCGAACGCAAAGCCATGGTCAAGGCAAAAGCCAACCCCACCATCGTGCTTTGCAGCCCGGACTTCTTCGCGACGATGTTGGAGTTCGCTGGTGAGAAGTATATCCCGACGTCCAACGAAATGCTGCTCGCCGCCGCTGCCGGCGGCCAGGTAGGCAGCTTCATGGGCTTCACCTGGATCGAAGTCAACGGCTTCGCGTCGTCTGCTGATCTTGCCTACTATCCGCACGGCGGTACGAAGGCCAGCGTCACGGCGGCGAACCTCGCAAAGGTGGAATTCATCATGTACGATCCGAACGCCTTCGGTGTCGGCGATAACTTCAGCATCGTCCGCATGGTCGATTCTGAGCTGTTTGCCGGTACGAAAGCGCAGGTCGAGGAAAACGCCGCTCTGCGTGTTCTGGACGCTGCGCAGGTGCACGTGAAGTCCTACGCAAGCGCGTGATCGGCAGGTGAATCACGGTGTACGCGGATTTTGACACATACGTAAAACGGTACGGGGACGATCTGTCCCCTTTCCGCGACGAAGTGACTGCTGCCCGCTACCTGCGTGCGGCGTCGCGGGAGATCGACCGCTTTACGTTCGACCGCTTCGGCGGCACGCTGCCGGAATCCACGATCGACGCCGAAAAGCTGCAGGACTGCGCGTGCGAACTGGCCGAATGCCTTTACCGCATTGACCAGGCGCGTGACAGCGCGGCTGAAACCGCAGACGTCGGCGGCGTAAAAACCGCCGGCCCTGTGGCGTCGGTGTCGTCCGGCAGCGAATCGATCACATATAAAGCGGCCGACAGCTGCTACACGGCTGCTGCGAAGACCATAGCAGCGCGAGACGAGCTGGTGTTTGACTTGCTTCGACGCTGGCTTTCCGGCGTGGCCGTGGATGGCGTCCTTGTGCTGTACGCGGGGGTGACGTGCTGATGCTGCTGCTGCATAGCGATACGATCACGCTTTTTTCGCGCGTGCGCGGCGCGCGCGGTCAGGACGATACATGGGCGCGGCACGTACTGGCCGGCGTCAAGGTGGAAGCAAAAACCGCTATGACGCCAGGTACGACCGGCGATGTGCCGGGGCACTATGTGCTGCTGCTTGTTCCGAAAACGGCCATTGGCTTGCTGACCTATGCGACGCCGGAAGTGTATCAGGCGGCGGATGACCGCAGCGGCATGATTGCGTTTCAGCCGGGCGATTATTTCTGCCGCGGCGATCACGGCTGGGCGGAATACGATGTGCTGTGCAAAGTCACGGAGTGCCACCGCATCACATCCTGCGCATGGTTCCCGCTGATTGCACATTTTGAGGTAACGGCGTCATGAGCGACATCAAGCACTATAAGGACGTCAGCTATGTCAAGGGACACGTCCGGGTAAATCTCCGGTTCGCCAAATACGGCCAGCGATTCGCCAAAGCACAGGAATGGCTGGGGCAGCAGGTGCTTGCGGACAGTAAGCTATATATGCCGTATCGCAGTGGGAACTTGCAACAGCGGTCGTATGTCGCCGAAGGCGGCCGGCAGGTCGTGTTCCCCGGACCGTATGCGCGGTATCTGTATATGGGCAAGGTCATGGTGGATTCAAAAACTGGGAAAGGCCATGCGAACATTCCGAATGTCGGCCCGCGTTTTAGAAAAGGCGCGACACTTGTTGTGACTGACCGCGACTTGCGGTTTGCGACCGGCGTGCCGCATTGGGCGGAAGTCGCGCAAAACGAGCACGGAAAAGAATGGGCGGATGGCTGCAAACGGATCATCCTGGGGGAATCAAATGGTTGACACAAAAGATTTTTCAACGATCCTGAGCGGCTTGCTGAATGGCTTCCCGGCCATCGGCGCGCGGGAAATCCGGTTCGGCGAGCTGGGCGACAAGTCCGGCGTCGGGATCTATCCGTCCGCTGCGGCGACGGTGATCAGCGAAACGACCGACATCATGGGTGGCGTGTACCAGAAATGCAACTATGCGTTTCAGGTGGTATATCGCGCCGTACCACAGTCGGAAACTGACCGCATCCACATCAAGGGCTGGCTGGACAAACTGGAGCGCTGGCTGGAAAAACAACCGATCACGGCGGACGGCCAGCAGCACACGCTTGCCGCGTGGCCAGACCTCGGCGATGGCCGGACGATCACTGCATTTGTACAGGTGTCGGCGGCCTATCTGGCCGGGCGCTATGCCGACGGTGTGGAAGACTGGGCCGTGTCCCTGTCGATGCGGTACGACAACAATTTTGAAAGGTGATGCATTATGCCTGAAAGTACGACTTTTAACACAACCGCGGGCCAGACGATTGCCCGCAAACTGCTGATGGCCTTCCTGAATACCGGCACGTCTTCCGCGCCGGTTTGGTCGATCGTCGGCAAGCGCGTGGAAGACAGCAGTCAGGAATATGACTGGAACAAGGAGACCACGCAGGACATCCTGGGCAACACGTTTACCACCATGTCCGCGCCGACCATCACGCAGACCTTTGACCCGTGCAATCTGGACGCCGGCGAAACCGCGCTGACGAAGCTGTGGCAGCTGGCAATCAAGGATCAGGATGTCGCAGCGCTGGCCGAACAGGATATGATGATCGTGCACTGCTATGCCGGCACGAAGGACACGGCGATGTTCGCCGAACGATATAGCGGCTGCGCAATCGAAGTGAAGTCGCTGGGCGGCGATAAGACGGTGGATATGCCGTTTGATGTGACCTACGGCGGCACGCGCACGGTCGGCACAGCGGCCATCGCCGACGGCGTGGCCACGTTCACGAAGGCGACGGCATAAGGGGGTGGCGGCGTGAGCAATAACATTTCTTTTGAAACCGGCCTGAAAGCGTTCACTATCAATGGCGACGCAAACCGGAAGATCTATTTTGCCCCGAACGACATCGGTATCATCGACCGGCTGGAAGCGGCAGCGATGGCGATCAAGGCCAAAGCCGACGAAATGGGCACGCAGGAAAGCGATACGGACGCCCGCACGACGATCCGAGAACTGGACGCCTACGCACGCGAACAGGTGGACGCGGCGTTCCCTTCGCCCGTCTGCGATACAGTGTTCGGCAAAGCCTACTGCGTTTCGCTCACGCCGTCCGGTTCCCTGCAAATCATTTCGTTCCTGGAAGCGGTTTCGCGCCAGATCCGGCGCGAGATGGACGCTGCGACCGCTGCCGCGCAGAAGCGTCAGGCAAAATACCTGGATAAATACAGCGGCGGTCAGCGCAGGAAGAAGCGCAGATCATGAATACCGGCCTGCCGAAGGCAGCATGTATCGGCGGCCGGTGTTTTCGTATCCGAAGCGACTTTCGCGAAATTCTGGACATCTGTGCCGCGTTGAATGACCCAGAGCTGACAGATCAGGACCGCGCCGAAGTGGCGGTCAAGATCTTTTACCCAGACTGGGATCAGATCACGGACATGGCCGCCGCGGTGAAATTCATGCTGTGGTTTTTGGATGGTGGTGTGGATCGCGGCGACCAGCGGCATCAGCCGAAGCAGATGGACTGGGAACAGGATTTCCCGATGATCATTGCGCCGATCAACCGCGTGGCCGGGCGGGACGTGCGCGCACTTCCGTACATGCACTGGTGGACGTTCATCGGCTATTACATGGAGATCGGTGACTGCACGTTTTCCACGATCCTGGACATCCGGCGGAAGCTGCGCAAGCACAAGAAACTGGAAAAGTGGGAGCGCGAATACTACGACGAAAACCGGGAATTGATTGATTTCAAGTCGGCGCATCTGACCGACGACGAAGACGAATTCATCCGGCAGCTGATGACAGGGGGTGTGCGCGATGGCTGATGTTGTCGGCGATCTGGTATACGAAGCAGCGATTGATAGCGGCAAGTTTGACGCGGGGCTTGCGAAGCTCGAAAACAACGCGAAAAAGGCTGCGAACAACGTGGACAAGGCCGCACAGAAGGTCGACGAATTGAGAAAGCAGCTCGCGGAGCTGCGGGCCGTCGAAGAAAGCGAAAAGAAAACCAGAAGCACCGGGACGGTATCGCAGGAAACCGGTGAAGCAATCCAGAAAACGACACAGCAGTTGAAAACGGCGCAGCTTAATCTGGAAAGCAGCCAGATCGCGCAGGAAAAAGCCAGCGCTGCCGTAAGCGAATATGTGGGAAAGCAGCGTCTTGCAGCTTTGACGACGCAGAATGTGTCAGAACAATTTAAGAAATTCACCAAACGAATTGCTGGCTTAGCAAAGCGCGTCTTCATTTTCACCATGATTACCAAAGCACTGCGTACGATGCGCAAAATGCTGCTTAGCACAATCGGCGCAGACAAACAAATGTCAACATCTTTGGCGCAGATCAGGGGTAATCTGATTTCCGCTTTTGCACCGATCTACAACTACATCTTGCCGGCAATTCGAACGCTTCTGGCGTGGCTTGCCAAATTGACTGCCGTTGTGTCCGTGTTTATCAATTCGTTGTTTGGCAAAACGGCTTCACAAGCGGATGCATCTGCAAAGGCACTGTATAATCAGGCTTCCGCAACCGAGGCCGCAGGGGACGCGGCCGAGAAGGCAAAAAAACAGCTTTCCGGTCTAGATGAAATGAACCGCTGGGAATCGAACGATAGTTCCGGCGGCGGTGGAGGCGGTTCGTCTGGCATAGCGCCGAAATTTGATTTGTCCGATCAGGTCGACACCGGAAAAATCGGCAAGATTGCAGCCGTTGTCCGCGAGCTATCGCCGTATGTGGCAGCGGTGGCCGCTGGATTCGCTGCGTGGAAAATCGGAAAGAAGTTCCTGGGAAATTTGTCGAAGGCAAAGCAGCTGGCGCTTGCTGTCGCGGGGGCTGTCCTGATGGCCATCAACGTTGTCGATATGCTTAAAAACGGCATAAATTTCGATAATCTGACAGGGTACATCATCGGCGCTGCTGCGGCTGTCACTGGGCTTGGGCTGGCATTTGGTGTGCTTGGCGGAGCAATCACGGCAATCGTCGCGGGGCTTGTCCTTCTTGGCGTGGCAATTCGTGATGTGATTAAAAACGGCTTCAACAATAAGAATCTTACGGCTATTACCGTGGCGCTGCTAACTATTGGCGGTGCTATTGCTATCATTACAGGGGCGTGGATACCGCTGCTGATTGCCGCTATAGCTGCAGTGGTCGTGTGGATCGTCGCAAAATGGACGTCCATAAAGGAATGGATCAGTAAAACGATCAGCAGTATCGATGCGGCCTTTGAGCAGTTTCTTGCCAACGTAGAAGATGGCGTTGCAGCGGCGGCGGATTGGGTCGTTGAAAAGTGGACGGCCGTAAAGGACTGGTTCAGCGGCCTGTGGGAAAAGGTCTCATCCGGCGCTGTAGCTGCGTGGGATGGAATCAAAAGCGCCTTCGAGTCTGTTCCGGAGTGGTTTCAGAGCAAATTCCGAGACGCATGGCAGAAGGTCAAGGACGTGTTTTCGACAGGCGGCCGTATCTGGTCAGGCATCAAAGAAGGCATCGAAAACACTTTCCACACGGTCGTCAACGCCATCATTCGCGGCATGAACACGATCATCGCCGTGCCGTTCAACAGGATCAACTCCATGCTGAATACGATCCGCAATGCGCACTTCCTTGGCATTTCACCGTTCCAGAATTTGTGGGGCGTGAATCCACTGCCAGTTCCGCAGATCCCGATGCTGGCGCGCGGCGCGGTCATCCCGGCGAACCGGCAGTTCCTTGCTGTGCTGGGCGACCAGCGCAACGGCAACAACCTGGAAGCGCCGGAATCCCTGCTGCGCCAGATCGTGCGCGAAGAAGCCGGCAGCGCTGGCAGCCGATACGAATTCATTGCGCGGCTAGATCGCCGCACACTGTTTGATGAAGTAATCACCGAAGCAAAACTGCGGAAAGGGCAAACGGGTAAAAACCCGCTTGTAGCGGTGTAACACATGGCACAAGAATACATTAAAATTCGCAAAAGCGCGTCGGATGACTGGCTGGTGCTTCCGCAGCCGGACTCCGGCGCGCTGTCGTATGACTTTGAAACGACCTACACGGAGGACAGCGGCCGCACCCAGACCGGCGCGGCCGTCGTCAGTCCGCTGTTCACGGTCGAAGCACTTGGATATAGCCGGGCGTCGATCAGCAAAACTATGCTGTCGCAGATCCTGAAGATCATCGCCAAAGGCCAGCAATTCCAGCTGCACTACTTTTCCGCTTATTATGGCGCGTGGTGTACGTCGTGGTTTTACGTCGGCAAGGGGCAGCTTGACATTGGCCGGCTGAACGAAGGCAAAGAGTTGTTTACGTCCCTGGATTTTAACATGGTCAGCGTCAATCCGCTGACGTGATTGGGGGTGACATGATATGCGAACAGTCGAAAGTCAAATCACAAGCGTCTACCCATCGCAGACGAACTTTGTGGTCGAAGCATCTTTTACGTGGGATCACGATATCACGTTTGAGAGGAACGGTGAAACTGTAACGCTGAAGGCTGGGCAGTATCTGCAGGTAGGCCGGCAGTCTTTCCGCCCGGGCGGCACGAAGATCTCGGCGCAGACATCATCCGGCAGCTACCCCGTCGGGCTATCTGTGTGCAAATGCGCGACAATTGAAATGTACGACATCGGGTGGTCAAACGCTGACTATTGGTCGTTGTACGAAGGGGCTACGGCACATCTGAAAGCGGCAATCACCATTGACGGAATCGAACGCATGGTGGACATTGGCCACTTCAAGGTGTACGAAGTGGAAACCGTGCACGAAGTCACCACGCTGACCTGCTACGACGCCATGAAGGCGGCGGACGTGCTGTGTCCGGCAGTGATGCAGGGCGAACACGAATATATGGAACTGTGGAAGCTGGCGGCGCAGCAGCTTGGCTTGACGCCCGGCCCAATGGATTATCAGCACGGTTTGCAGTATAACGGGCTGGCGACCGTGGACGCACAACACACCATCCGGCAAGTAATCGAAGCAATTGCGCTGGCCTGCGGAGGCAATGCCATGTTGTCTGGAAATACACTGTTTGTGCGCCCAATCACGTCTGCGGCAGATGTGACGCTTACGCAGTGGATCAACCCTGTAGAGGTGGCGAAAACGCCGGTAGAAGTTACAGGCGTGCGCGTGAAAAAGACGTTCGCCAGTGACGGGCAGGAACACACGTATTTTTCCGGTGCCGGAGGCTACGTTATTGAACTGAACGACGACAACCTGTGGCTGGGTATCGAAGGGCCGGCCGGGTCAATCACCGTTGCGGCCGAAGCTGTTGCCGAGTCGCTGTACGCGCAGCTGAAAGAAAAGCCGGTATATAATTTTTCTGGCGATCTTCCGTCTGATCCGCGCCTTGACATTTTCGACAAGGTCATCGTCAAGGACATCAACGGCCGGGAATACCCGTCAATCATCACGGATTACACATTCGTTTTTTCCGGCAAAACATCGGTCGGGAATAGCGTCGAATCCGGCAGCAGCTACAACACGTCCGATAGCGGTCCTTCCGGATCGTCGGTATCCAGTGTTGGCGCGGACTATGTCGTTGCCAAGGGCACGACCGGCAAGTGGGCGTGGCGCAAATGGGCGTCCGGCGTCGCAGAGATGTGGGCGGTATTTGGCACCGACACTCTGGCGATCGACGAAGCATGGGGATCGCTGTATTTTGGCACGTGGATGCGCAGCGATGTCAACGCAGCTGCGCGGAAGTATCCGTTTTCGTTCACAGAAGAACCGACGGTGACGGCATCGTATATGGGCGGAAGCTGGGATGCGTGGCTGGTATCGCTGTTTAGCACGTCCGACGATCTACTTACCGGAGTACCGGCGTATGCGCTCGCGCGTCCGAATCCAGCGACCGTGGTGAACCCGCGCATTAGTTATTACGTCGTGGGAAAGTACAAGTAAAGGAGGTAACCGCATGACTATCACAATCGCGGACGGGCGGGGGGCGCTGTGGCAGTGGGACACCGGGCGGCGGGTAAAGATCACCGACGGCGATGGCGTCAAGCAAGTTCACTATCAAAATAAATACTTTGGCCGCAGCGTGGACGTGGACGTCGGCACAGACGGCACGGCCATCATACCGGACGAGCTGCTGCAGGACTGCCACACGCTGACGGCCTACGCCTACGTCACCGACGACACCGGCGCGTACACGATGGTGCAGCAGGATTTTGTCGTGCACAAGCGCGCGAAGCCCGCCGGGTATGTATACACACCGACAGACCAGATGACGTTGCGGACGATCCAGCGCCAGATCGGCGACCTTGCCGACCTGACGACGGAGGCAAAGGACACGCTGGTGGCTGCTATCAATGAGGTGGCACGGACAGGCGGCG